GGCACAATCTGCTTCTATTAAGAGACAGAAACGTACATTGATGAACTTCCAGAACACATTCCTTATTCCTATGATTAATAAATCAATGTGGCGTAAGATTCAGTTCGATGTAGATAGATACCCTGTTAATGATTACAAGTTTGTTCCTTATTCTACGATGGGGATTATGGCTAAAGAGTTAGAGATGACTCAAATGGTACAGATGTTACAAGCTATTCCTAAAGACTCACCCGCTTTCAACGTGATTCTACTAGCTATGATGCAGAACTCTTCTATTCATAACAGAGACCAGATTGTTAATGGTCTTATGCAAGGACAACAACCTAACCCTGAGCAACAACAGATGCAGCAAGCCCACATGGAACTACAGATGGCTCAAGCACAGGCAGATATTGCTAAGACACAAGCTGAAGCTGAAGAAGAGAAAGCTAAAGCCGCTAAATGGTACGCAGAAGCTCAAGAACTTGCTCCTAATGAGATTAAGATTCAAGAAAAGATACTTAAACTTCAGAAAGAAGCTATGGGTATGGAGAAAACTAAGGCTGATATTGCTAATAAGAACTCTGAGACTGCTAGAAACATTCCAGAGGTAGAGCATTTGAAGTCTGAAACGATATTGAACATGGCTAAAGCTAGAGAATCAGCAGCTAAGACAACTATTCCAGGAACTTATCAATAGGAGATTTATGCCTTTACCTTTATTAATAGCAGGATATGGAGCAATAGCAGCAGGGGCTGGTACATTAGGTGCTTTAATTGCCTCAATGGAAAAAGATGGCTTAAATGCAGAGGCTACACAGGTTAAAAAAGCAGCAGAGGCTGTAGATACTACACCTGAGAAGGAAGCTACTGCAGGTAAGTTCATATCTGATTTGTTAGACCATATGATATTAGGTTCTGATGCAGAAAAAGAACAACGTATGGAAAATACAAGAGCTTTCTTTAATATTAAACCTTATGATAAGAATACTAAAGATAGTAGAGGATTAACAGGCAATAGAGACTCTGAAGGGAACTTAAAATCTAGTGAAGACTGATGAACAATTCCTACAAGATAGATTAGAATTATTCGAGACAGAAGGTTGGCTAGACCTAGTTGAAGAATTAAAAAGTATTGAATCCAATGTACGAGACGTTGATACAATGGACAATGAAAAAGACCTTTGGCACGCTAAGGGTCAGTTGCACCTACTAGGTTATGTAATTAGCTTAGAAAGTGCAACTAAACTAGCGATGGAACAAGCGGAAACGCCTCCATCTTAATAAAACTTCATAATCCTGCAAAGGACGGAGACCAAAATGAGTATAGTAGTAGACGAAGCACCGACAGAGGTGGCAGAACAGGTAACAGAAACGACAGAGGCAAGTATTGATAACTCACAAAGTGAAGTTATTGAGGAAGCTTCGGAAGTACAGGCAACTGAACAGACCGAATCTTCATATGAACCTCCTGAGAAGTATGCTGGGAAGACACTTGAGGATGTGATTGAGATGCACCTAAATGCTGAGAAGGTATTAGGTAAACAAGGTCAAACAGTTGGAGAACAGAAACAATTAATTCAACAACTGTTAGATGCTCAAACACAAGCTGCACCTGCTGCTGAACCAGAAGAAGAAGCTGTCAGTTTCGAGGACACTTTCTACGATGACCCTGCTAAGGCAGTAAATTCAGCGATAGAAAACCACCCCGAGATTGTCAAAGCTAGGGAAGTAAACTTTAAGTCAGCTCAACAGGCTAACTTAACGCAACTTGAAACAACACATCCTGATTTTATGGATGTTGTTGGTGATAGTGATTTCCAGAAGTGGGTAGGAGAGAGTGGTATTCGTACCGAGCTATTCCGCAGAGCTGATGCTGACTATGACTTTAATGCTGCAAATGAATTACTAGGGACTTGGAAACAAATCTCAATGATTGGTAAGACACAAGAAGTAAAGAAGGCAGAGAAAGTTAAAAGAGACAAGGCAATGCGACAAACTAGTTCAGAGACTCGCTCCTCAGGTGATTCTGTTGGTGGTAAAAAGATGTATCGCAGGTCTGATTTAATTCAGCTGCAAATAAGTGACCCAACGAGGTATGCTGATTTATCAGATGAGATAGGTTTAGCATACGCAGAGGGTCGTGTTAAATAAAACTCAATAAGGAGAAATAACAATGGCATTAGGTACAAATAATACAACCGCTGCTGTCGCTGGTAATTTCATCCCTGAACTTTGGTCGGATGAAGTTATTGGTGCATATAAATCTAACTTAGTTTTAGCAAACTTAGTTACTAAACTTTCACATAAAGGTAAGAAGGGTGATACTATTCACATTCCTAAGCCTGCTCGTGGTTCAGCTTCTGTTAAAGCAGCTAACGCACAAGTTACATTGAGTGCTGCTACAAATACTGTAGTAGACATTTCAATTAACAAGCACTACGAATACTCGAAGTTAATCGAGGACATCGCAGAAGTACAAGCTTTAGCTTCAATGCGTAAGTTCTACACTGACGACGCTGGTTACGCTCTAGCTACACAAGTAGAGACTGACTTATTCGGTACTATGACAGGCGGTACGTTTGTTAAGGCTGACACTGGTGGAGCTTGGACTTCTGGTGCTGGTGGTGCAATCACTGACGCTGGTATCCGTGCAATGGTTCTAGCATTAGATAACGCTGATGTTCCTATGGATGGTCGTTCAATCGTACTACCTCCAGTTGCAGCTAACTCTATGTTAGGTATCGACAGATTCACTGAGCAACAGTTCATTGGTTCTGGTGATGCAATTAAGACTGGTAAGATTGGTGCAATCTACGGTATCGATGTATTCGTTACTAACTCTGCTCCTACTACTGGTACTAACCGTGAAGGCGTAATGTTCCATAAAGATGCTGCTGTACTAGCCGAGCAAGTTGGTGTTCGTACACAGACTCAGTACAAACAAGAATACTTAGGTGACTTGTTTACTGCTGATACTATCTATGGTGTTGGTGAGTTACGTACCGAAGCTTCAGTAGCTTTTAAAGTTACTGCATAGTAGTTAGTTAAGCGTAGCACCTGTTAAGATAAGGGTGCTATTCTGAATTAATTATTAGGTTGGTTATGCCGTTATTTGATTACACTTGTAACAACAACCATATTACGTCATCAGTAGTTAAGTATGATGACAGGGAAGAACCACAAGTTTGTTCAGACTGTGGAGAACCTTCCTACTTTGAACAAACATTCTGTACTAATTTCCAATATGGTAAAGACTATAGCTCATTTGGAGCAGATAGACATAAGTGGAACTTAAGAGAGAACAAAAGACTAAAGACAAAAGGTAAATCCTATGCATGATATATTTGAAGATACAAGCTGTAACTTAGAGCTAGACAGATTTAAAGTCAAGCTTAGAGAGATATGGTCTCGTATCTTAGAAGAAACTTACGAAGAAGGAGGTGACGCGTCTAAGGAAGAATATCTACAGAATAACGCTCTGAGATTTAATGATGAACCTCAAGAGGAAACGGAAGTAGATAATCTAATGGCAATGTTGGAAGACTTACTCAATCCTAAGGAGGAATTGGACGATGTTAAAAGTGAAGGTAAAGCTCCTACGTACACTGGGAAGCAACTTAAAGCAAACAATGAGAAAGGTACGGTTGAAACTACTACCTACAAAGTAAAACATTCAGCAACCAAGACACCTGGAGATGCAACTACTACAGTTAAATCAGGTTCTTATGACACACCTACTAGTGGTAAGATAGCCACAAGAAAAGATGCTAGAGTAATTAGAAGCTTTGCTCCTGTTGCAGAGACAATGATAGATGAACTTAGAGCTTTAGCTGATAGACAACGAATTGGTATTAAGAAGTTTAGAGAAAGAATCTAATGGGTAAAAGAGGCGTACAGCACTGGAAGAAAAGAAAAGCAATTGCTGCTTATCTATTTAGACGTAGATGGTGGGATATTAAGCTTGATTTTTCAGACTCCATTGCTTTTAGTGAACTTGTAAGCATACAATCACCTGCTTCAATTATTACTGCTTATGCCGATTCCTTCGGTTTTACAGAAGATTTGAGTTTTACGCCTATTCTTGGAAAATCAGAGATAGTAGATATACTAGATACTGTTACTCTATCCTTAGAGAAAGAAGCTACAGTAGAGTCGTTTGGTATTAGTGACACATTAACTACTAGCTTTAACAGAGTAGTATCTGATGCAACAGCAGACGGTGTTACATTCTCTGAACAACTAGATATATTATTTAATCTGGCGAGTTTACAAGACTCTGTTGGATTCACAGAAACTTATTCAACTACATTAACTAAAGTTATAACTGACGGTTTTGCTTTAGATGATATTAGTTTTGTAGACAAAGATTACACATTCAACAAATCGAATGTTTTTTCTTTTACAGAGCAGGTGTCCATTTCAGGTACATTTGCTAATCGTAAATTAGGCGGTGAGCCGTTTAATGCACTAACCTTTAATTAACTTGGAGAACTTAAATGATTAAAGAAAACTTAAAAATGACTGGCTCGCTTGAGATTGCTATCAATGGTGATACAGTATGTAAAACAAATAACTTAGTTGTAGATGTTGGTAAAGAACACGTAACTAAAAGATTGGAAGGTACTACTGAAGGTGTAATGTCTCACATGGCTATTGGTTCAGATTCTACTACTGCTGCTGCTGGTAATACTGGTTTAGGAGCTGCCACAGGTACTGCTGAATTAGGAAGAGTTGCTTATGACTCGGGCTTCCCTGATATTTCAGGAACTAATACTATTAAGTATGAAGCTACTTTCCCTGCTGGAACAGGAACAGGTGCTGTAGTAGAAGCTGGTTTGTTTAACGCTTCTACTACAGGGCAGATGTTAGCTAGGACTGTATTTAGTACAGTAAATAAAGGCTCAACTGACGTGATGACTGTTACTTGGACTATTACTGTATCTTAATATAAATATATAGGAGAGCCTTATGGGTGTTAAATTTACTAACAATGCCTCAACGACATTAACTAGTGCTGTAGCTATAAATGATACATCTATCAGTGTTAATAGTTCGGCAGGGTTTCCAGATATTTCAAGTACAGGGTATTTCTATGCTACTGTTGATTCAGAAGTTCTAAAAGTAACCGCTGTAAGTGGAACTACATGGACTATTGATGCAGCTACAGTTACTCATAATAACAATAGTACCATTGAGTTAAGAGTAACGGCTGAAGTATTAGAAGATGTAAGGACTGAGACTACTTATACAGCAGGTACTAATGTAGCTATCAGTGGTAGTAATGTAATATCATCTACTGATACTACTTACACGGCTTCAGGTTTAGTCGCAATAGATGGTTCTAACAACATAACCACTACTGCTAATAACTATACCCACCCTAGTGTAGGACATTTACCTTCATCGGTGAGTCAAACAGAAGCTGGTTATTTAGATGGAGTAACATCAAGTATTCAAACACAAATGGATACCAAAGCATCAACAGGTAAAGCCATTGCTATGGCTATGGTATTCGGATAAGGAGAATAAAATATGGCAAACCCCAACATTGTAAACGTAGCGACCATTAGTGGTAAGACACTAGGTGCAGCTTTAACTACATCTACAGCAGACTTAGTAACAAACACTGCTGCAAGTGGAAAGATATTCAAGATTAATTCAGTTTACATTTCAAATATAGATGGCACTACTACTGCTGCTGCAACATTAACATTTTACGATGCTAGTGCGACAACAACATACCATGTAGTTAAAACAGTTTCTGTTCCAGCTGACTCAACCTTAGTTGCTATCAGTAAGAACGAAGCGATTTATCTGGAAGAAGGTGACAAAATATCAGGATTTGCAGATGCAATTGGTGATTTAGAAGTTGTTATTTCATACGAAGAGATTAGCTAATGAATAGAAAAAGTGGTGGTTTAATAGGTAAGAAGGTTACACCTTCGGGTGAGGGCGCTGCAGCTAGTGCTTCTGGTATTTGGAATCTTCAAGATGTCGTAGATTCAGAAACATCTGGTATCTACCCTCAACCTGATGTTCCGCCTAATGCTGCTGATATTGTTGCAAATGTAACACTTGAGGTTCTTGAAACTAAAACATTAGCAGTTACTTTCAGTGGCGCGTCTGACCCAGATGGTGATACTGTATTTGATTGGACTATTACAGAAGGTTCTGGTGCTTTATCTTTAACTCCGAGTTCTTTCACAGGTGTTAGTTCAGCAGCCACTACCTTTACAGCAGGTAATGTAAGTGCTGATACAGCTGTTGATATTACAGTTACAGTCACAGACCAGTATGGTTTATCTGCTTCTAAAGTTCTACCACTTACAATTAAAAACAACATAGCACCTGTTGCTACTGCTATAACTTCAAATCCTTCAACTATCGAATTTGCTCAAAGTTCATCTGGAAACAATGTTACCTTTACAAATGCCTCAGATAGTGAATATGGTACTACCCTTGATTGGTCAGTATCTATTGTAGATACTACATATATTACTGGTGTTACTGCGGTTGGTGATGTCACTGATGTTTCTTCTGCTACTTTTGCATTTACTACTGGCAGTGCTGGTGGTTCAGATAGAACAGGACAGAGATT